TAGCGCCGGTCGGCGGCGGGGCTGATGGCCACTTTCTTGAAGATCGAGTCGGCATCGGCCAACGCCTTGGCCTGGCCGGTAAGCGGCACCGCTTCGCCACCGGCGCCGGGCGTTTTGCCGGCGGCGGCGGCTTGCCGCGCGGAGAGGCCGCCGGTTTTGGGGGCGACCGGCGTGGTTTCCAGCAGCCGGGTGGCGGCGTGGCGAGGCGTGCGGGTGTTGAAGGCGAGGTGCATGGCAGTGGCTTCGCGGCCCACGGCGGCCGGATGGGCCAGGATGGCGGCGCAGCGCTGGGTGGCGCGCAGCGCGGCTGCTTCGTTCTTTCCGCCTTTCTTCATGTCCTCTTCGTCCTCGGAGTCCTCGCGGTCCTCGCGATCCTCCGGGGTCTCGTCATCATCGTCGTCATCGTCTATCGGGCCGTCTTCGCCGTCGTCATCTTCCGCGCGGCCGGCTTTCTTGTTGCGGGCCTTGCGCTTTTCCTCGCGCTGTTCGGCCTTTTTCATTTCATCTTCGTCGGCTGCGGGCTTTTCCTTGGTGGCGGCCGGCGCGGGTGGGGCCGCGGCGACGGCGGGCGCCAGGCCCTGGCCGATGCCGGCGAAGCGCAGAGCGGACGATTGCAGCGTGCTGCGGCGGAACAAGGACATTGTCTGAAGCCTTTCGGAACCGATGGATGGTGGAGCGGGCGGGCGATCGCAGGTCAGGCGCAGGGGCCGGGGTTTTTGAACAGGGCGGCGGCTACGTCGGCGGCGCGGTTGATTACCGATGCACTCGCATCCGGGATTGCATCCAGGAGCGCCAGCCGCAGAAAGTCCCGCGTGGAGACGTAGCTTTGTTGGTATTACGGAACGTGCAGTGGATCGGTACACGCTGGCGGTGACGGCAACGCTTCGGGAATGGCGGGTTGTTGCTCGATGAAAGCCGGGCTGGCATCTTCACCCCGCCATGGCGCCTTCGGGCACAGTTCCGGGCGGTGACGCACGCCGCAGTGTTTGCACGGATCCCAGTTCACCCAGGAGCCGCCGCGCATTGAGCCGGAGCCCTCGCAAGGGTTGAGCCGTTCCATTCTACCCTCGGGTCAGGTGAGTTGCTTGAGCAGTTCAGCGAAAGCGACGTCCGGCGCGGCGATCGCATCGACCAGGCCGAGGTTGATGGCTTCTTCAGCCCCAAAGCAGGCGGCTTCCGTGTTGCGCACGGCTTCGGCGGACAAACCGCGATTGCGGGCGACCGTGGCGACAAACAATTCGCCGGCGGCATCGATCTGCGCCTGAAAGCGGGTGCGGGCTTCGTCAGCCAGCGGTTCGTAGGGGTTTCCGTCCGCTTTTCGGGCGCCAAAAGTGATGATATTGACCGTGATGCCGGCCTTGTCCGTGGCGCGGCTGAGATCGGCCAGCATGGCGATGACACCGATACTGCCGGCGCCACCCGTGCGAGGGATGCAGATGATGTCCGCCGCGCTGGCGATCGCATAGGCGGCGCTGTAGGCGCACTCGGTGAGAATGGCCCAGATGGGTTTCTTGCCGCGGCTGTCATAGATCAGGTCCGCCAGATCGAAACAGCCGGACACTTCGCCGCCCGGGCTGTCGATATCCAGCACGATCGCGCGCACGCCGGGGTCCGCCAGGGCGTCCTGGAAGGCTTCGCGGATCTGCAGGTAGCCGGTCATGCCCGACATGGCATCGATCCAGCCGACCTTGTGGGCCAACGTGCCTTCGATGCTGATGACAGCGACGCCCTGTTCCAGATCATAAGGGCGATCGCGTTCCTCGCGCTCCACCCGTTCGTTTTCCGAACCGTAGAAGGCCAGGGGGGCCGGCTGGGCGTGGCTGTTCACCACATGAGCGACGCCGAAGCGATCGGCCAGCGCCAGCATGATGATCTCCGCTTTCTGCGGGTGGATCGCGAGCGGCGTGTTCAGCACATGCTGCGCCAGGAACGGCAAGCGGTTCTTCATGGCCTGCCTTTCCGGCGCGAAGTGCGAAGCAAAAAAGTTTTTTGCTTCTTTTTTTAAAAAAGAAGGTGTTCCGATCCGGCACCCAGGCGCACTCGGAACCACATGCTATCCACGGTGGAGGTCAAGGCCGCCCCGAGGCCGGAGACAGTCAGCCGGCTTGCGGCTTCTTCGAATCGTCCTGCGCCACGCCACCCGCTGCCCAGTCCGGGAGTTTCAGGCCGCGCGACGTCATCGCTTTCACTTCGATCTCGCGCTGTTCGATGCGATCGAGCCACCACTCGCCCTCGATCTCGGCGCAGCTGTCTTCCAGCGTGCCGAAAGCGGCATCCAGGCCGAGCACTTCGCCCTGGCGTTCCTTCACCGGATCGATCCAGCCACGGCCGGGGCCGATCCATTTGGCCTGCGTGAGCGCCGCGCGCATCTCCGGGAAATCGTCCGTGGTGTAGCCGCGCGGCAGCAGCTCGGGGAACATGTCCACCACTTCTTCCACCCAGGCGCCGTAATGCTGGGCGGGGAGCTGGTTGGCGAAATCCACCCGGCGGCGGATCAGGGTGCGCCAGGCCTGCGCGGACTCACCGCGGAAGCTGCTGTAATTCAGTTCCGAGAAGTCGTTGCTGATTTCCGGCGTGGCCTGGCCGGTGGTGGCAGCGATGTAGCGGTGCCCCATCTGCTGCATTTGCTTGTAGTCGTCGACATGGCCAGGTGCATTGATGGATTGCACCTTCGAGGTGGGCGGCAACACCGGCACGCGCACGCCGTTCACGAAATTCACCGGGTTCTTGGCGAAGTATTCCAGCATGTTGCCGAGCTTGGCGCTGCCGGCCGGTTGGTCCGAGGCGCCGCCGGCGTCCAGGTCGCGCAGCGCCTCTTCCGGATCGCTCTCGCTGGTCATGAAGAAGGCGATCAACGTGCGGATCAGGCTGGCCTTCAGGCTGCCTTCGTCGTGCCGGTTCATCATGCGAAAGCGGGTGAGCGCTTCCGCCAGGATGCCGACGCCGCGGTGCTGGCCATCCTGGTCGCGATCGAAAGCGTGGATGATCTGCGGGCGGCCGTCCTGGGTAAAGCGGTCCCAGTAATCCCAGGTGACCGAATCGAGCACGTTATACCAGTCGTAATCGTGGCCGCGCTGGATGTGGTAGCCCAGCACCCTGCCGGCGCGGTTGATTTCCACCCCACCCCGGCGCGTGCTGCTATCGATGACGCGGAACGGGTTGCTGAGGCGGTCCGCGCTGATCAGCTGCAGGCAGGTGGCGTATCGGGCGCCTTCCTCCTTGCGATCCGGATCCCACACGACGCAGGCGAGGCCGTCACCGTCCACCAATTTGCCGCGCAGGGCGGTGCGATACATCTGCGGGACGGTCTGCACGCAGGTGGCATCCGCCCAGAAGCGGGGTTCGACCGCGTAATCCACCCATTCGGCGCGGATGGCATCGGCGAATTCACTGGCCCAGACGTTGTCGAAACCGGCGCCGAAACGGCGCGCGAGGGACTTAAAGTTCGGTTTCGGCACCGGGAAGAAGTGGGAACCGACGGCTGAGTCCAGGATGCGGCTGATGGCGCCCTTGGCCCAGCCGTCGTTGCGCACCAGGTCCCGCGCGCGGGCGGAAAGCCGATCGCGATCGAGGTTGATCTCGCTGTCAGGGCTGCGGAGCACCGGCAGCCAGTTTGCCGAGGAGGGGCTGATGGGCGACGCGGAGTCGTAAGGGTAGGCGTTGGCGGCGCCGCCTGGCCCGGGTTCCAGGCTGGCTTTCAGGCGCGCGCGGCCGATGTCCTTCGCGGTGATCGGCGAGCCGTTGGCATAGACCAGTCCGGCCATGATCAGCCTGCGATGGCTTGTTCGCGCGCCGCTGCGGTGGCCTGCTGACGATCCAGGATGCTTTGCTTGGCCGCATCCACCACGAAGATACGTTCCTCCAGATCCGAAACTGCGAGACGCATTTCGTCGCCCATCTTGTCGAAGATGGCGATCATTTCAGCGTCCGTCATGGATCAGCCCCAGGGAAAGGATGTTTCAGATGACCGCGTATCCGGCGGCGCGGCGCGGCGCCTGGCCGAGCAATTCTTTCAGCTCGCGGATATGGCGGCGAAGCTGGGCCTCGGTGGTGCGGGTGAAGGTGACGGCTTTCTGCCCGCTGCCCTCGCCATAGCTGACCGAGGTTTCCCGGCGGCCGCAGAGCAGCGCATCCAGCGCGGTCTGCGCGTTGGTCAGGAATTGCTGCAACGTGGCCGGCGGCAGGCCAGCGAAGGCGCTGGTGAGGTTGGAGGAAACGGTGACGGTAGGGATCAGGATGGTGGGCCCGAGGTCACCGGTGAAGCCGCTCATCGCATGGTTTCCAGCAGGGGCAGGCGTTTCAGGGTGATCAGGGCGAGTTCCTGGCAGGCCAGCAGGGCGGCGGCACACTGGTTCAGCGGTATCTTCACCGACCAGGTGCACACACAGGTTTGCAGTTGGCGGATCATGTAGTCTTTTTCGGGCGCCACCAGCGTGCGCATCATGGCGGCGATCTCATCGGCCGTCATGGGTGCAGGCCGTTGGCGGCGCGGGCGGCGGCGAGCCAGGCGGGCGCACCACCCGCCGGTGGCGCAACCCGCGCCGGCAGGGCGGCCGGCGCGGGGCTCTGCACACGAGCGGGCGGGGCCGTCTGTGCAGACTGGGTTGCCGCTTTGGCGTCTGGACGGCTGACCATGGTGTTTTGGTCCCATTCCCGGGCCCAGGGTGGCGGGCGGGTCCAATCGAATCGGCTGGGGGCGAAGAGGTGGGCCATGACGCCGGACATCACCATAAGGTCCAGCGCTTCGTTGCGCTGGGCCGTCTTGTGCCAGGTGCCGTCCTTTTCCCGCCGTTCGGCCACCAGTTGTTCGAAGAAGCGGTGCGGTGCTTCCGGGCTGAGCAGGCCGGCGGGGAAGTGGATGTAGCCGGGGCCAGGTTCTGCTGTGGCGAGCTGGGCGGCGAGCGCATCCTTGTGCCAGTTGGGCGCGAACAGGCCCACCGGCACGTCTCCGCGGGCGGTGGAGCGGCGGTCTGACCGGGCTTCCGGGTAGACCACCTGGAGCGGTTTAGCGGCCCGGTGCGCATCGGTGCGCACGCTGCCACCCCGCAGTGGCAGCAGCGTGTAGGCGGGACGGAAGCTGATCATGCCTAGGGAGCGGGCGCGGCGGGCCAGTTTCGCCCGGCGCCAGGCGTCCATGGCCTGGATGGTGACGCCTGCCTCGCCTTGGCTGTCGTATCCCACGCCGAGCACCCGCATGACGCGGCCGGAGCCGTCCGCCAGCGGGAAGGTTTCGGACAGTGCGGCGGTGAGGACGGCATCCCAGGCGGCGGCATCGGTCGCCGGGTCCACTTTCGGGACGATACGGTGCTCGATGACCCAGGATTCGCGGCCCAGGCCCCAACCGCGGAACAGCAGCTCGAACCGGTCCGCCTGGATGTCCATGCCGACGGTGATGAAGCGGACGCCGGCGGGCACCGTGCGCAGGGCCAAAGACGCGTCCGCGCGTTCCACCAGGGTGGCGGCGTCCACGCTGCTGGCGGCCTTCGGCGGGTCGTAGCCATAGCCCAGCTGCTTGACCACCACCTGGCGCAACGATGCGTCATTGCCGGTCTGTTCGTATTCGCGCTGGGCTTTGACTAAGGCGGTGGCCAGGCCGCCGATGCCACCGAAGATGAACGGCGACATCATGCCCACGATCCAGAAGCCGGCGATGTCGCGTTTGGCCAGCTCGCCGGTGATTTCGCCGGTTTCGACATCGATCTGCTGGCCGATCCCCACCCATTTTCCGGTGAGGTTCATGGCGCGGCGTTCGTGGTCTGCGATCACGCACCCGTTGTGCGGGCAGGTAAGGTGCGTGCTGGCGGCGATCTGATCCAGCGGAAGGTCCGCGTTGTACTCGAGCGCGGTCTGGTGGGCGGCGCCGGGGTTCGGGCTGCTGTACAGGCCGCAATGCGGGCAGGCCCACCACCAGCGGCGCTGATCACTGTCCCGGTAGAGGGAAAAGATGCCGGCATTCCAGGCGGCCGGTCGGCTGCCGCCGGCGCGATCGCCGTGGGAAATGCAGAGGAGCTTCGATTCGAGGCCGTAGGTGGAGCGGCGGACGTCGGCGAGGCTTTTCGGGTCCGTGCCGCGGGTTTCACCGCTGCCGATGTCGCAGGAATCGTATTCGTCGACCACGATGCGGCCGGCGTTTTTGTTCGTGAAGTTGTTGTGGCTGGCGGGCAGGAATTCCACGGCCATGCCGAGGAAGCCTTTGTATTTCAGCGAATTGTCGGTGCGGAGCGGGCCCATACGGCGCAGCATGTCCGGATGTTGCTCGATCATGGGGTTGATCGTGCGTTTGACGTAGGATTCTAGCTGCGGCTGGGTGGGCATATACCACAACGTGTTTGCCGGATCCGTGCAGACCAGCTTCATCAGCCAGTTTTCGGCGCTGGCGTTCTTGCCGCACTGGCCGGGGCCGGCGACGGCGACGGTGGTGTGCTCGGTATCGTCGAGCGCATCCATGATGCCGACCAGGTAGGGGGCCTTGCTGTGTTCCCAGCGGCCGACGTGGCCGCCGCCTTCGTTGAACAGGTAGCGGTTGGCGGCGGCGAAATCGGCGGTGCTGATGCGGTCTGGCGGCAGGAAACCGTCCAGCGCGCGGGCCACCAGGCGGCCGGCGTGGGCGTAGCTAAAGGAGGGCGGGTTCGGGTTGCTCGCCATGGGTGTAGTCCGTTTCGGACAAGGCGGCCTTCGCGGTGGCGACGAAGGTGCGCTGGGCTTCGTCGATACGCGCTTCAACGGCGCGGATGACGGTTTCAGGGATATTTGCGTCGCGGAGGCTGGTGCGGACGGCGGCGCGCATGTCGCGGCGCAGGGTGGCGAAGGCGGAGAATAGGGCGGCGCGGACGGCGGATTTTTCAGCGAGGAAGCCCGCTTCAATTTTTTCACGCCGCTCCATCTCGCGGAGCTTGGCGAGCTGGACGCGTTCGCCGGGTGTTAGGCGAGCTTCTTCCGGATCGGTGACACCAGGCAGCGTGTATTGCTGCATCAGCTCGTCTTTGGCGCGGCCGGCGGCCTGGCGGGCGTCTTCGAGGGATTGGAGGAAGGCGGTGACGGCGGCGGGGTCGAAACTGTAGGACTTGCCGTTGGTGCCGCGTGTGACGATGGGGAAGGCGGGGCCGTGCTCGCGGATCAGCTTGTCCAGCGTGGGGAGCGAGGTTTTCAGGATGGCGGCGAGTTCGGTTTTGTTGACGGTGCCCCCGCTGGGTGCGGGCTGATCGGACGTCAACACCAGCAACAACTCCAAGCAGTTACGGGGCGCACACAAACTGGTTAAGGCCGGGGTGCGAATTACCCGCGGTTGGTGGTCCGGCCAGGGAGGACCCGCTGGGTTTTGAGGCGGATTTTAGCGGGCGGTGGCTATGGCTTCGCGGAGGCGGCGGAGCAGGGCGACGCGGAAGGTGCGGGTGGCGATCAGGCGGACCCGGTCTTCGAAGTGGAACACCGGGTGGTAGTTTGCCTTTGCGCCGAAGGATGTGAGCCGGGTGATCTTGTGGCCCGGCAGGCGTTCGAAGAAGCCGCCTGGGCCTTGGCCATGGGGACCGGCTCCCTTCAGATACGCGATGGAGCCTTCCACCCCCTTTTTAGCGGGCGGTGGCGATGGCTTCGCGCAGCCGCCTCATCAAGGCCACGCGGAACGTCTGACGTGCTACAAGCGCAACACGTTCATCGAACCGGAAGACCGCGCGGTAATGCGCCGCACTTTCGAAACTGATG